TGTGCTACCTGAAGCATCACCACTAAGTGCTATAGTTCTAGCTGTGGTAAGCTTAGCTGCTTGAGCAGCATTATTAACAGTAGTTGCTATTGTAGCATTAGCTGAACCATCAAAAGTTGTGCTACCTGAAGCATCACCACTAAGTGCTATAGTTCTAGCTGTGGTAAGCTTAGCAGCTTTAGCTACAGTAGTTGCTATAGTAGCATTTGCTGAACCATCAAAAGTTGTGCTACCTGAAGCATCACCACTAAGTGCTATAGTTCTAGCTGTGGTAAGCTTAGCTGCTTGAGCAGCATTATTAACAGTAGTTGCTATTGTAGCATTTGCTGAACCATCAAAAGAAGCACTACCAGTGGCGTCACCACTGAGTGATAATGTTCGTGACGTCTTAAGTTTAGTAGCTGTTTCAGAGTTGCCTAAGATGTCTCCAACCAATTTGCCATCAGCATTTCTAACTGCTACATTATTAGCATCGGCGTTTTGACTAGCGTGAAAGCTATCTAAAGTATCAGCGTTGATACCTCTTAGATTATTCCAGGCAGTAAGACCATCTCCAACTTTGATTGTTTTTGTAGTGATATCAATTGCTATTTCACCTTCTTGTAATAGTGGCAGGTCTACTCCATTTAATTTTGCAACATTAGCTGTAGTTCCACGTTTAAACTTTATTACGTTTGCCATATTATTTACCTCCTTTATTCTTCTGTGTTTCTTTCTTAAAACTTTCTTCCAATTCTTGTTGCCACCGAGCCATCTTTTCTTTATCTTCTTCATCCATCGTTGCTAAGTAAATATCTTTAGTTAACTGCTCCATCTTTTCTTCAGCCTTAGGTGGAACCTTAGAGTCTCCAACATAGTAAAAGTATATTCCATTTCCCTTTTTAACTATGTGGAGACCCTTTTGTGATAGTTCAGTGGCAGCTATTGGTTTTTTAGTTCATCCTTTAATACTTCTAAACAAGAATCAATGACTTTTACTGCTTCGTTCATTTTTTCAGAGTCAGGGTGTGCTTTAATTATATACACTCCAGTTTCTATAGCCTTGATACCCAAAGAATTCTCTATCTTGTTTCCATTGTTAGGAAGCTTTTTATCCAACAGCTTCAATAACCACCCTACTAACCATTCGGGTTTTAAGTAGCCTATTAACACCATGCCACCTATACTAATTAACGCTGTCAAAAGTTCACTCACTTTCTTTACCCCCTTTATATTTTTTTAAGCCGTGATACCCTCTCACGTGCCCTACAATCCATTTTACCCTACTAACTAAGATAATCTACCAGGAAGACCTAAGCAAACGCTCCTAGGACCTCCTACGCTTAGGTAACCTATGAAACTTAGATTAATCCTTAATGTGTTTCATGGAATCCATTGTTTCTATAGCTAAATCTCCGCAATCAATAAGTGCATTAGCACTTTTAGTATTTAAGCGTCGGCTGTTACTCCATGGGATGTTATCACCTCCTATAATTATTTGCTCTCTGTTAGCTTGTCTGTCTTTGAAAACTCTTTCAAATGTTGCTATTACTAATTCTCCTTTAATTAGATTGGGATTGACTTCTTCCCAGTTTTCTAACCTATCTGTTCTCATCCTGATTTTAGTTGCCATCAGACAACACCTCCATCAATAATGCCATCACTTACAATGCCTACCTCAGGATAATCAAGTTCTAACCATGTGTGCACACCATCTCCAACTTTAAGGGACCAATCCGTTATACTGTTTGTTATAGGGTCAATAACATATTCTAGCCCTATTTCTCCTAAAGCTAAGACAGGATTATATTGTTCCCACTCCTCTTTTGTGCCTCTCCTAAGCTTAATACGCACTGCCATAACAACACCTCCTTTTTAGTCTATTAAATAGTCTACTGAAGAAGCTTCACCACCATCAAGCACATAAGTGTAATACTCTTCATCAGTAAATGCATCACCGCAGTAAGCTAAGTCTGAAAAATAGTTGGTCCCTGCATAACCTCCTAATAGATACCAAAGACTCTCAAATTGGTCAAATAAAGGACGCTGGGATGTAACCGTCAACGGCGACTCAGGGTCATAGAAGTTTGGCTTGGGCTCATAGTAAAATGCAACCCAAGCATACTCAGTTACTGGGACATACAAAACGTCTGAAAGGTGGTCTAGGTCAACTTCTATATCAGGTCTATATGTATTCTTTAATACCTCACCTATTGCTTCTACATCAGCTTTAACCTTTAAAAAGTTCAACTCAAGACTATTTGGAAGATTATAATAAAGATTGTCTCTGTTCAATAATTTTATCAACGCTTGCTTAACTATTTCTTCTACTGTCAGTGTTCCATCACCGTGAACTTCATAATACATATCAAGGACAAATATTCTTGCTGTAGCTTCAAAAATTAAATATCGTAGCCATTTAAAGAAATCCCGCCTATATACCCTCTCATCTGGAAAATATCGTATACTAGTTCCTGGCTCTGGCTCATACATCACTGGATGTATAAACCAGCAATCATCTGGAAGTTCACCAATGGCATCTAAAATATATCTTTTAGTAGGGTCTAGAAAAGGTTTCAAATCTCTATATTTGTATATAGCCACCTCTGGTGCAGCCATTATTACACCTCCTTCATTAGAAGTTTAAAAACAGCGTTCGTTCATCTTTTGGTGCATATGTATTCTTCTTATTAAACACTGAAACAAATTCACTTCTACGTTTTAAAAGCTCCATTAGTTGCTGTTCTTTATATTCCTCTAAAACTTTTTCAGTATCTAAGCCTAACGCTTGCTGCCATGCCTTTACACCAATAGCTAAAACATCAACTTTATCATCGTGTTTAAGTGCATCTTTCATATCACATAGGTTTGTCATCTGATACAATAAAGAGTACACATATAAATCATTTCTAAGATATAAATTGTACTCCCTATTAATCACTTCGGTATCTATAACCAGCCTATGTTGTGACAATACTGGCTCTAGTGTATCTATAATTCGCTTCTCTTTCTGGGTAAACTGTTTAACCTCTTCTACAACACACTGATGAAATCTTAGCAGTATTGGCTGAAATAGCTTTGTAAACATACCATCCCCAAAATTAGCTTCAATATATATTCTAGTAACATTATATTCCTTAGCTTTCTGTGCTAGTATAGTTAGTGTGTTATCATCATAGCCACCTTCTAGACCACCTAGGTCAAGAATGTAAAGGTTTCCGTTAAGCTGCCCTATAACAACATACGCTGTCTGGTCTACACCCTTTCCTGCAGGGTCTATAGCCATATAAATGCCATCATATTTAAGCCATTCTTCATCTACTCTAGAAGGCATATATAAACCATCATCTCCTGCAATACCTAAATTAGTGTATGCGCTTAGCTTATGCTCATCTTTTAGTGAATGTTTTATACTTACTGGAGCCTTAATTTTGTCTACATCCATTACTATAAAATTCTTCAGCTGCAATGGATATTTTCTCTCATCTGTTTCAAAAGTATCCAACATGTATTGCATTAAAAAGTTAGCATGCCCACCAGTGTATTCACGCATTGTCAATTCCTCTTCAGTGTACCTGTCTGTCGGTTGTCCTTCTAACTCGGGATTTTCCATCAACTCCTGAAGTATAAATGGAGATAATTTTCCGTGATAGTGGTGTAAATCTTCTATTTTAGGGTACCTTGCTGGTACTATAAAGGCATCATAACCCCTAGAAAGCAATTTGTTTGGTCCATATATACTATCCATACTATGCGGTGTTCCAAGGTATGTTATGTATCCTTCTGGCATAACTATGTTTTCTATTTCAGATAGTGTTGCATATAGCTTATTTCTCATTGTTTCGGTTTCAACTGTGTTAATAGTTTCTACGTCATCTAAGACTATTTCAGAAGCTCTAGCACCTGTTATCTGTGAAAAGATACCACTAGCTTTCACACTGGGCGCATGGGAAGGCAAAGCACCGTTTATGTCAAAGCTAGTTGAAGACCATCTCATATACGCTGGAGGGACCATAAAGCGTAGCTCTGGTATAGTTATAATCAACTTTTGGGTAAAGTTAGTAAAATTCTGTGCCCTATCTCTGGAAGCACTAAGCACTAGAATCTTTTCATTAGGATTCTTAAATAGCTTCCATAAAACATATGCTGAAGTTATCCAAGACTTTCCAAAACCTCTATAAGCTTCTATTATCCTACGTTTGCTCTCAGAGTGTTGAAGGTAATCTGCTACTTCATACTGTCTTTTAGTTGGTGCTGGAAGGTTTAAGTAATGCCATATTAGGTATAGAAAGTTTCTGAAGTCTTTTTGTAGCGCTGTATAATAGTCTGTTTTATTCATAGGCATCACTCATCCTCTATAAAAGGTAATTCAATATATTCTAAACTATCTTCAGATGTTTTATCATTTGTTATAGTCCCTGTTTCTTTTAAAAGCCTTATTATGTTTGTAATATCAGTAGCAATCAATTCCTTATTTTGCACCTTTTCCAATAAATATTCCACAGTGTCATAATATAAGTTATCTAAATTCTTTTTTAGTTTTTCATCTTTAGATAACCTAGGCATTACTACCACGCTCCCTGTGCTTCAGTGTATCTAGCTCCACTTCAACCCTTATTAGACGTTGTGTTATTTCGTCTAGCATCTTGTCTTGTTTATCCAAAAGATTTGATAGTTTTTCTACGGTTTTATCAAGCTTCTCAATACTATCTGTTAGTATTTTGTTTCGCTGCTCAAAGAATATAATAATAAAAATAAACATAACAGGTACCAACCATAGAAAAACATTTGGAGGTATTGCCATTATTAAATCTGCCATATTATTTTCCCTCCTCTTTTATCCAGGGCGGCTTTATTACTGGTTGCTGTTTACGTTCAAATTTTTGAAGTATTTCCTGCTGATAAGTCCCCTGGCTAGCAAGTACACTTCTAGCAAAATTACGTGCTTCTTCATGAAATTGCTTAACAGCACTATCTAAGACTTGAATTTTAGTTTTATCAGGTAGTTTCTCATATGATTTTTGAGAAATAATATTGTTTAATTTATCTTCCATATGTAAACCCACATCCAAATATCTTAACATCATATAATACAATTCAGGGTCTAAATTAATTCCATCAACTGTGTTATTCATTCTTGGTATCTTATATCCTAGTTTTGCCATTTCTTTTCTTATTGGAGATTCACTTTCTGTAGATACCCTAAGCCCCATTACGTAATCGTATTGTATGATTGGTTTCCCATAACTATCTAACTGAGGCATATTTTTCATCACTTTTCCATTAACATCAACATAATATTCTTGAAATGTTTGCTGAAAATATTTATTAAGACCATAGAACGGTTTAAAAGACTGTGCAAAGTTTTTAATATAATTTTCGGGATTAACCCCTACTAAAGCATTGAAAAAATCCGCCAAACTTTCAAAATACGTTTTATTCATAAGGTTGTTAGCATTAATCCAAAGAAATTGTTGCACGTAATCAGTAAATTCTTCATACTTTTCAGGGTCTTGTGTTTCTTCTAAAGCTCTAGCAAGATTGGCTGCAGTAGTAAACACAAAAGCAGGGTATGGGTCTAATGTATTAATGTTCACCCATTTATCTTTTATTTTGATTGAATTTTCCTGAATACCAGCTTCAGACATCATTCTTTGCTCATATTCATCACGTGATGTTGGTGTTAATCTACCCTCTAAATACAACATAACTGCTCCTAACCATGTAAGTCCTGATGTTGCTAAAGCCCCTATTGCTCTTTGTTGGTCTAACTTATTGCTACTATTAAAAGCTTTCTGCCATAAACCAGGTCTAACACCCATAACTTCTGTACCCTTTTCAACGATAGCAGCAGGTGTATGGAAGAAAGGTTGAATAAGTTTTAAAAGTTTTATATCGTTTAAACCTTTTTCTATTGTTCTGTTTATATCAAACTCTAATTCACTTTTCCAAGTCATTTTTTTAGCTTTTTCTAGCCCTATTGAATCCAAATACTTTATTAAATTATAATTTGTATCGCTGGCTAAAGCATTAGGATTAGTTTTCTCTTTAATAACATAATCAATAATTTCTGGTTTGAATTCCTGTTGAATT